TCGTCGGTGCTGCAGTGCAGGCCGAGATCGTCAAGATGCAACGTCCCGGCGGCCTGCTTGCCTCTACCCGCTAATGGCTACCTTTCCCGCGATCACCCCAACCTATGGCGCTGAGAAGCGCAGCGCACCCAAGCGGCGTGTGGTGCAGTTTGGCGACGGCTACGAGCAGCGGCTGACCTACGGGCTGAACCAAAACCCCAAGGAGTGGTCCCTGACCTGGAACAACATCACCGAAGCCAATGCAGACACGATTGAAACCTTCCTTGATGCTCGCGCTGCTGACGCGGCTGCATTTGACTGGACCCCGCCGGACGAGGCAACCGCCTACAAGTGGATCTGTGATAGCTGGAGCAAATCCATCCCCTACACCGGCAGAGCGATAATTAACGCCACCTTCCGCCAAGTGTTTGAGCCCTAATGGCCTACGCAGCCTGGCAAGCCAGCACGAGCTACGCGGTTGGTGCAATTGTCCGCGCCACCACTACGCAGGCCAGTGGGCTGGTGTTCCGCTGCACGGTCGCCGGCACTAGCGCTAGCACACAGCCAGCATGGCCGACCGACATCGGCAGCACGATCGCAGACGGCGGCGTCACATGGGCAGCGATCAGCAGCGTTTACGAAGAACTGGCGGTTCTGGGTCCGAACGCGATCATCGAGCTGTTCGAGCTGCAGCTTGACTCCACGCTGCATGGCGCCAGCACGACCTATTACTGGCACAACGGCGTCAATGCAGCCGTGACTGGCAACATCGTGTTTGCCAGCAACACCTATGTCAGGCTTCCGGTCGAGGCGACGGGCTTTGACTACACCAGTTCTGGCAGCCTGCCACGCCCGACGCTGCGAATCAGCAACCTGTTCAGCGACATGACCACGCTGCTGCTGCTGGTCAACGCGACCACACCCGGCAATGACCTGGGCGGCGCCACAGTGCGGCGGATCCGCACGCTGAAAAAGTTCCTCGATGGCGAGGCGGCGGCCGACCCTAACGCTCGCTTCCCGACGGAGATCTGGTACGTCGATCGCAAGTCGAATGAGAACCGCGACCTGGTCGAGTTCGAGCTGGCTAGCAAGTTTGACCTCGCCGGCGTCATGCTGCCTCAGCGGCAGATCATCGCCAACGTCTGCCAGTGGAAGTATCGCGGCGCGGAGTGCGGCTATACCGGCAGCAATTACTGGAACGTCAACGACCAGGTTGTTGGCACACTGGCTGCTGATGTGTGCGGCAAGCGGGTCGAGAGCTGCAAGCTGCGCTTCGGTGCAACGGCTGAGTTGCCGTTCGGCTCCTTCCCTGGCGCTGGCCTGACCCAGTGATGAAGCTGACCGACACCCTCAAGGCTGACATCCTGGCGCACGCGCAGGCCGAGGATCCCCGCGAGTGCTGCGGCCTGATCCATGTGGTCAAAGGCCGGCGCCGGTACTACCCGTGCCGCAACATCGCCGCCACACCAGACGAGCATTTCGTCTTGGATCCGGCCGACTACGCAGCAGCCGAAGATGCCGGCGAGATCGTGGCTGTGGTGCATAGCCACCCGGTGACGCAGCCAGTCCCATCAGCAGCGGATCAGATCGGCTGTAACAACAGCGGCCTGCCGTGGGTGATCGTCAACCCCAAGACCGAGGCATGGGGCGGCTGCGAGCCGGCAGCGTTTGAGCTGCCCTACGTCGGCCGCGAGTTTGTGTTCGGCGTGGTCGATTGCTACTCGCTGGTTCGGGATTGGTATCACCGCGAGTGGGGCTTGACGCTGGCGGACTTCGTCCGGCGTGACCGGTTCTGGGAACGGGGTGAGAACCTGTACCTGGACAGCTACCGCTCGCAGGGCTTCCGACAGGTGCCGTTTGAAGAGCTGCAATACGGCGACGCGATCCTGATGCAACTATCGGCAAGCCTGCCCAACCACGCGGCGATCTACCTAGGCGATCAGCAAATCCTGCATCATGTACAGGGGCGATTGAGTAGCCGCGACGTGTATGGCGGTTACTATGTCAAGAGCACTGCCCTGGTCTTGCGGCATGAAAGTCGTTAAGGTCTACGGCGCACTTCGCAAGCGACTCGGACAGTGCCGTTTCGAGTTTGAAGTGGACACGCCCGCGCAGGCGATCAAGGCGTTGTGCGTCAACTTTCCCGGCCTGGACAAATGGCTCATCGACTCTGAGCAGACCGGCATGGGCTTCCGCGTCACGGTCGGCAAGGAGCGCATCACACAAGAGGATGCCAGCGTGGCTGTGCTGCCATGGTCTGAGCGGGATGTGTTCAGCATTGCGCCTGTGTTGGCTGGTGCTGGCCAGGGCGTGGGGCAGATCTTCCTCGGTATTGGTCTCGTGGCGCTGGCCTTTGCTGGCGGCGCTGGCCTTTTCGGCGCTGCATTCGCAAAGAACCTTGGCCTATTCGCGGCGCTCAAGACCGTCGGCGCAACGTTGGCATTGGGCGGGGTTGCAAATCTCTTGTCGCCACAGCCCACCATCAGCATGTTGGAACGCGGCAAGGAGGCAGCCCGCTTGGAGTCCTTCAGTTTCAGCAGCATTGTCAACACCAGCCAGCAGGGGATGCCGGTGCCGATCGTCTACGGTCGCGCTTTCGTTGGCTCGGCTGTCCTGTCTAGCGGCCTTGACGTGGCGCAACTGAAATGATCGAAGACCTGCTGTTGGTTCAAGGTGCTGGCGGTGGCGGTGGCGGCGGCGGTGGCGGCAAGGGTGGCGGCGGCGGTGGCGGCACAACCCACGTCCCATCAGAGGCTGACGACAGCCTGCAATCAGTCCAATTTGCCAGCGTCCTCGACCTGATCAGCGAGGGCGAGATCCAAGGCATCGAGGATGGGGTGCAGGGCATCTACTTGGATGGGACGCCAGTCCAGAGCAGCAGCGGGATCGACAACTTCACGGGTTACAGCGTCGTCACACGCACTGGCACGCAGGCGCAGAGCTACATTCCAGACACCAACGGCACTGAATCCGAGAAAGCCGTCAACGTCGAAATCACCGCTGCTGCATCCGTCACCCGGCAGATCACCGACTCGGATGTGGACCGTGCCCGCATCACGGTGCAGGTGCCAGCGCTGCAGATCATCGAAGATGACGGCGACATCATCGGCCACAACGTCAGCATCCGTTGCAGGGTGCAGTACAACGGCGGCGGCTACACGACCGTCTTTGAGGACACGATCAGCGGCAAGACAACCAACGCCTACCAGCGCGATTACATCATCAGCCTGAGCGGCGCGTTCCCTGTTGACATCAGGCTGGAGCGCATCAGCGCTGATGAGTCAAGCGCCCGCCGGCAGAACCGGACGTTCTGGTTCAGTTACACCGAGATCATCGACGAGAAGTTCAGGTACCCCAACAGCGCGCTGGCATTCCTGCGCTTCGACAGCCGCCAGTTCAAAGGCATCCCAGCCCGCAAGTATCTGGTGCGTGGCATCAAGGTGCAACTGCCGAGCAACGCCACGGTTGACACGACCACCTATCTGGGGCGCGTTACCTACAGCGGCGTCTGGGATGGCACCTTCGGCGCTGCTACCTGGACCAATGACCCAGCGTGGTGCCTGTGGGATCTGCTGACCAACACCCGCTACGGCGCCAGCATCCCAGCCAGCAGCCTGGATCGGTACGACTTCTACGCGATCAGCCAATACTGCAACGAGCTGGTGAGCAACGGACGCGGCGGGCAGGAGCCACGGTTCAGTTGCAACATGCTGATCAACAGCAGGGACGAGGTTTACAACGTCATCCAAGAGTTCGTCGCGCTGTTCCGTGGCATCGCCTACTACGGTGCCGGCGCGATGGTGGTGCTGCAGGACAAGCCATCTGATCCGCAGTATCTGCTGACCCCCGCCAACGTGGTCGATGGGCTGTTCAACTACAGCGGCTCATCGCAGAAGGCGCGGCACACCACGGCAACGGTGGCTTACCAGGAGTACGACAACCTGGGCGAAGTGTCCTACGAGTACGTCGAGGATGCGTCGGCCGTTGCCAAATATGGCATCATCAACAAAGACATCAAGGCAGTCGGCTGCTACTCACAAGGGCAGGCGCACCGTGCCGGCAAATGGGCGCTGCTGTCAGAGCAGAACCTGACCGAGACCGTCACGTTCAGTGTCTCGATCGACTCGGGCATCGTACTGCGGCCTGGCATGGTGATCGACATTGCCGATCCGGTCAAGGCTGGCAGCAGGCGCGGCGGCCGCATCGCAGCAGCAACAACCACGACCGTCACGCTGGACGACGCCACCGGCATCACGCTGGGCACCTCGCCAACGATCAGCGTGCTGATGCCCACCGGCTTGGTCGAGACCCGCAGCGTCAGCACCCTGGCTGCTGGTGTGGTCACGGTCACGAGCGCGTTCAGCGAAGCGCCCAACGCCCAGAGCATCTGGGTCATGCAGAACACCAGCCTGCAGACGCAGCAGTTCCGTGTTGTCAGTGTGGCCGAGGCCGAGGATGGCATCTATGGCGTGACGGCTCTGGCCTACAACAGCAGCATCTACGCCGCGATTGAGTCGGACATCAAGCTGCAGACGCGAGACATCAGCAACCTGTCCGCTCTGCCTGAATCGCCAACAGGCCTGACCGGCACGGAGCACCTGTACACCGACGGCCAGAACGTCCGCACGGCATTTGAGCTGAGCTGGGTGCCGCCCACGCAACTGGTGCAGTCCTACCGGGTGATCTACCGGCTCGGCAATAACAACTTCTCACAGATCGACACCAACAGCCCCAGCACCCGCATCGAGGGCTTGGACGCTGGCACGCTGCAGGTCCGGGTGCAGTCGATCAACAGCCTCGGCGGCGTCAGC